AAATGGATAGATGTCATTGGAGATAGTGGCCACGCATCAGAAAAAGAGTTTATGGCCATGAAACCAGCTTATATGACGACTAATGCCTATCTATTTAAGAAAGATAGAAAGTATGTTTGGACATTTGCTAGTTATGATGAAGAAACATTTAGCGACAGGAATCTTATACCTATAGGATTGATATTATCTATGAAAAAGGTAGAAATATAGGAATATGAAAAACGACAAAATTAAGACAAAAGACACAATTAAGACACAATCTATTGGAAGACCCAAGAAAGAACTAGATAAAGATGTTATAGCAAAATTAAGTCAGATAGGTTGCACACAAGAAGAAATAGGCTCATGTGTTGGAATATCTGCTAGAACACTACAAAGACGATATGCCGATTTAGTAAAAGAAAATAAAAACATTGGTAAAGCTAGTTTAAGAAAGAAGATGTGGGATAAAGCACTTAAAGGTAATGATAAACTTTTAATTTGGTTATCTAAAAACGAATTAAATATGCGAGATAAAATTGAGACTCAAAGTATTGTTGAACCATTACCATTAATCATAGATGCTAAAGCTGAAGAAATAGATGGCGAAGAAAAAAGGTAATGTATTTGGCACAGTTGTTGTCTATGAAAAAAAACACAAAAGAACTTCGATAGGTGGTGGTAGAGTTAAAATGTCATCTATGAATAAACACAAACGCAGATCATATAAAAAATATAACCAACAAGGGAGATAATATGGACATTGGAGAAAACACATTTTTAAAATTAAGACAACAAAGAGATCAAGCAAGATCAGAATGCGATCAAGCGAAGATTCAAAGAGATGTAGCTTTACGAAAACTAAATAAAGCATTACAAATAGCTAAAGATTTAAGAAAGCTAATAGAAAATGGACATCAAACGAAGTAATTTTTACCCTAATGGAGAAATAATAGATTATTCTCTACCACAATCTTTTAGAAAGAGTTTGTCTAAAGAGGTATGTGCCAATTGTGGGCTTTACAGCAATAAACGTTCTTTCTGTGGTAGGTGGGGATCAAAAGGAGTTAAAGATACTTATGTATGCCACGAATGGAGAAAAAGATTTTTCAAAAGATAACATTAGAACTAAATCGTCTTGCTAATCTATATAACAAGACTCACGATAAAAAATACAAAACAGCTTGGTATAAATTACTTAAACAATTAAAGTTTTTGTGATATTTATGCCATATGGCTAAATATAAAAATAGAACTGTAAAACTTAATAAACCATCTCGTGGAGATGTTAAAAAATTCAAAGTATTTGTAAAAGATAGACGAACAGGCAGAGTTAAGAAAGTTAATTTTGGCTCTAAAACTATGTCTATTAAAAAGAATATCCCAGCTAGGCAAAGATCATTTATGGCAAGATTTAGACCAATACTTGCTAAAGTAAAAGGTCAAAAGAATTTATCTCCAGCTTATTGGGCAATTCAATCATGGAAAAAAGGATTTAGAATATAATGGATAAGTTTTTCTATACAGTATTTGGTGCAATAGATAATGCTATATTATGGGTAACAACTTTATTTGAACCTAGATGTAAATGTAAAAAGAAGAAAAAATAATTTATGAGGATAACAACTATGAACTATTATTTTACAGGAGTTTTAATTGTATTATTTTGTTTATTAACTTTATGTGTAAAACCAGCACATTCTGGTTCTACTCAATCAAATGTATCAGGTTCTAATACTGCAATCGAGGGTGGCTATGAATCTACTGCTACTACCACTTACCAATCAGGGTCATCTTCAAATACTACTACAAACTCTACCTCAAACTCTAACATTAGATCAGCACCACCTACTGCATCTGCACCATCATTCTCTGCCCAAAGTCAAGATGTCTGTGCAACAGGAGTATCTGCTGGAGTTCAAACATTTGGAATAGGAGTATCTGGTGGTAAGACTAATAGAGATATGAATTGTGAAAGAATTAAATTAGCAAAAGTATTATATGACTTTGGAATGAAAGTAGGAAGTGTAGCTTTATTATGTCAAGATGAAAGAGTTTTTGAAGCTATGATTAATGCTGGAACTCCTTGTCCAATAGATGGCAAGATAGGTAAAGATGCTTTAGCATTATGGAATAAGTATGACCATGAAAGACCAGATTATGAAACTTATGTAAAACGAATTAAAAAAAGAGAAAAGATAGATAAAAAATTAGAAAAAGAAAAAGTAATTATACCACTTAAAAAACCAGTTAATTGGAACACACCAAAATGAAAAATAACAAGTGGGTCTTACCATTATTAGGTACAATACTAATGGGATTATCAACTTGGGTATTAATTACATTAGTTGAGTTACAATCATTAGTGGCTATGCTACAACAAGAGATATTAGGTATGGATAAAGTAATTGGTAGAATCTATGCTCATATGGATAGGTTAATGGATAAATGATTTGGTTAGTAATTTTTATAGGAGTAATGGCATATGCAGTATATCGTATCAATCGTTTTGTTGATGATGTTAACCCTCACAACTTCTTTAGCAGAAGAAAAGACGACAAATAATTTAATAACTAATGGCAATTTTGAAACAGGAAATGCTAATGGTTGGACTACTAATGGAGATGTCCAAGTATTAAATGATTGTTGTGAACTTAATGGTATATCATCAAATTATGATTTAGAGTTTGGAGATAGTGGTTCAATAGAACAACAGTTTAATTTAACTACTGATTCTATAAATCAAACTATGTTAAATAATGGTATTACTCTAAACAGCACAGTAGAAGTACAGAATGGAGAATGTGGAGTAGCTGGTTGTTGGGGTGGTAGTGGTAATGCAGACACATTTACAATTACATTAAAAATAAAAGATTCAGATGGTAATGTACTTGCCACAAATACTACTATTAGAACTGATGTAACTGGTATCAATGGTGCTAACTTTACAGATAGACTTATTTACAATGGATTAAATTCTAATCTTGGTAATCTTAATATAGCTGGTACAGATGCTAACGCACCCTCTAATCTAGGTGGTGCTAATTTAGATAATATTGTTGTAACAATGACTTATGATGATGAAGTTATATCTAACGAAATAATAGAAGAAATAAACAATGTCTTTGAGGAATTACAAGAAGAAACATTTAAAGAAATAAAATTAGAAGAAGAATTTACATTTGAGATTAAAGAAGAACCTAAATTAGAAGAAGTATTTGAAGTAGAAGAATTTATTGAGATTGTATCTATGCCAGAAAAAGAACCAGAGATTATAGAGGAGAAGCCAGAGGTTATGGAAGAAACTATGATTGAGGAAAAGCCAGAAGAAGAAATGATTACAGAAGAAATTATGGAAGAAGCTAAAGAGGAAATGACAGCAGAGATTATTGAAGAAATGCCTGAAGAAGCTGTTGAAGAAAAAGAGGAAGAAATACAAGAAGAAGAAATGGTTGAAGAATCTACTGAAGAAGAACCTAAAAAAGAAATTAAAACAAAGGTAGCAAAGAAAAAAACAAAGAAACCTAAAATAGACAAGATTATGGCTAAAGTAGATGAGCAGATAAAAGATAGTGCCAAGAATTTACAGATTAAAAATATCATTAAATTAGATGCTATGCAGAATGACCAAGCATCATTATCTGCTTATAATAATATTCAATTTTACACACCTAAAGATATATATTTGAATCAGATCGAGATATTTGATAATAGGTCTATTTATAACAATGTTGATTTAGTAGAATATATTGATAATGATATAATGGAAATCAAGATTAAAAAACTAAATGAAATTAAGTCTAAAAAAAGGCTATTACTTTTAGAATTACAGGAGTTAAAAAATGGTTAAGAATATAAAAGATAATTTAACAAACATAGTTGTCGTATTAGGATTAGTAGCTTCTATTGGTGCTGGATTTACAAAGTTTGCTAAAATGGAATCTACAATAGAACAATTATCAACTGCAACTGCACCTGATTTATCAGGAATAGAAACAAATGGATTTGCAATAATAGATCAAGATAAAGAGATTGCTATAATGCAAAAAGAAATAGAAGTATTAAAATTAGAAATACAAGAGTTAAAAGAATCTAACAAGAATCCATTAGGCTAATGAAATTTGTATTAGCTTTTAGTATTTGTTCAGCAGTTACAGGATTTTGTAACAATACTATGGTTGTTGATAAAAAGTTTGATACTTGGACAGAATGTGTAATTGGTGGAAGTTATCTAACTATTGAATATGCAAAAAAAATGGAAGAAGAAATAAATAAGAATAAACTATATATCTCTTATTTCTGTAATGAAAATATCTCTGACAAAACACCAACATAAGGTATCATCAAGTAAAGCTAGATTTAGAGTTCTTATAAGTGGTCGTAGATTTGGCAAAACTTATCTAGCAGTAACAGAGATGATGAAATACGCATCTCAACCTAATCGTAAAATCTGGTATATAGCACCAACATTTAAAATGGCTAAAGAGATTGTCTGGGGAACTCTTAAAGAAATGCTTAATATGTTTAATTGGATTGAGGATATTAACGAAACTACAATGACTATAACTATTAGAAAGACAAATAGTCAAATATCATTAAAGGGTGCAGATAATTATGACTCATTAAGAGGTACAGGATTAGACTTTTTAATATTAGATGAATTTGCAGATATAGATAAACGAACTTGGTTTGAAGTATTGAGAGCATCAATATCAGATAGATTGGGTCATGTGCTTATGTGTGGAACTCCAAAAGGTTATGGTAATTGGAGTTATGAAATGTATTTAAAAGGAAAGCAAGATGATGATTGGGAGTCTTTTCAATATACGACTATTGAGGGTGGTATAGTTACACCAGAAGAAATAGAACAAGCTAAACAAGATATTGATATTAGAACTTTTAGACAAGAGTTTGAGGGTACATTTGAAAACTATGCTGGTGCTGTTTATTATAATTTCCACCCAGTAGATAATATTATCAAACCAAGACAAATAGATTGGACTAAACCTTTACATCTTGGGGTCGATTTTAATGTCGATCCTATGTCGTGTTGTGTTGCTCAAATAGAAAAAGAAAAAATATATTTTATTGATGAAATAGTAATTTATGGAAGTAATACAGATGAATTAGTGCAAGAAATACGAGATAGATATGGCACAAAAGCACAAATAATTTGTTATCCTGACCCAGCTTCTAAACAAAGAAAGACATCTGCTGGTGGTAGAACAGATTTATCTATACTTCAAAATGCTGGATTTAAAGTTAAGGTAAAACACAAACACCCAGCAATACGAGATAGAGTCAATGCAGTTAATAGTAGGTTAAAAGATTCAAATAATAATCGTCATATTTTTATTTGTAATAATCTAAAAGTATTGATAAAAGGATTGACTAGACAAACTTACAAGGAGAATACAAATATTCCTGATAAGGAAGATGGTACGGATCATATGAACGATGCACTTGGTTATATGATTGATTATTTAAAACCATTAACTACACAGGCTAATTTTTCTTCTCCAACAAGATGGATAATAAAGTAATTTATGGCATACACACGAGATCAAGCATTAACAACACACAAGGATTATCAAGAAACAATTAATAATTGGGAGTATTACATTAGGTCTTATAATGGTGGGTATGATTATATGATTGGTCAATATCTTAACAGATATAATTTAGAATTAGATAACGAGTTTAATCAAAGACTTGCAAACACTCCATGCGATAATCATTGTAAAAATATTATACAAATTTATTCATCTTTTTTATTTAGAGTTAGACCGAGTAGAGATTTTGCTTCTATGCAAGATGAAGCTAGTTTAGAATCATTCTTAAAAGACGCAGACCTAGAGGGTAACAATTTAAACTCTGTAATTAAACAAGCACAAAACTATGCATCAATCTATGGTCATTGTTTTATGATTTTAGATAAACCAAATGTAAATACAGAAACACAAGCACA